CCAACCGGAGGATGTAGCGATTGCCGTGTTGTGGATGAATCGCACAGATTTGTACTGGGACTTTCCCAGGGCCCTGTGCAGTGATTTCGGTCTTACGGTCAACATCGATACGGAAGAGGTCATCGGGTGGACGAGCGGCTGGGGAGCCGATGGAATATACTATCGTCCAGGCCAGTCCGGGGCTACAAGTCGGTCGTTTCCATCCTAGTGGAAATTGATTTATGAAAAGGATGGTGCCATGCAACGGCCCATCTGCAAACCAGCAACAGGAGAAAGATGATGTCGGAAGACATAGCAAGAGCCGTAGGGGCCAAGAGCCCAACGGAAGTGAAGATTGCCGGGAAGATATGCAAGGTGAAGCCATTAGGATTGCGGGAATTAACCGAAGTCCAAATGGAATGCTTGGAATGGTATAAGCGGCAATACATCAAAACGTTCGTCGATAGTGCCGACATGTTTCCAGATGGAATGGAAGAGGCTAGGAAAGCCCGAGGGGAAGCAGCCAAGTGGGACATAGATGATTTGCCAAAGAAGCATGTTTATGATCCGAAGACCATCGTTGTTACCGATAAACTGCGAAAGTGGGTTGTTGAAGAGTTTGGTCTTGAAAAAACAAAAGCTGTCGATGATGACAAAATCAAACAAACGGCCGCTGCTGCTTTAGATCGGAAGTCTTTGTCGGTGAAAAAGTACAAGGAACTGACTGGGAACAAAGCCCGATCGGTTCCTATTGCTTATGACAATTGGTGGATGACCGGGTGTTTGGATGGAATGGTGTCGTTCATTCACAAGTGCTTTGAGGGCACGGTTACACGTCAGGAAGTCTTGGATGAGGTGTCTAAGAATACCGGCTTGATGGCTGAAGTGCAAGCAGAGATCGAGAGATTGTCAATGCCGTCGATGGGAAATGGATAGGGCCCGCTGAACTCAGACGACTGAGTGATGAAGATGGTGGGCGAGATGATTATGAGCCATGTGGTTTGTTGTGTGGTGTGACTCCTTTTATGGTTCGCATTCTTTGTGAGTCACCTAATGCGTTTGATTCAAGGGCTAGAGGGAACTTCAACTACACTCCGAATCAAGTTGGGGATATGACTCTCGATCAGATTTTCATGCTATTGACTGATTGCAAATTGCTTAGGAAAAAGGACAAGGGAAGTAGAACGCAAGAAAAGAGCACTCTCGGTGTGTTGGAAATGGCTGATAATGATGGAAAGGTGAAGGTCCGTACTTCCGATGGTGCGTTGCTCAAATTGAAAAGAACCGGGAAGTCAATGGTTCAAATCATTGAGGAAAGAGAGCAAGCAAAGAAGGAAAAAGAACAGGCAAAGAAGAATCGGAAAAAGCGGCGAGGAAGGAGATGATAAAGTGGTAGTTTACGAAGCTCGAAACAAGGTGAATGGAAAAGTTTATGTAGGGAAAACTATTTTTACCCTTGCTAAACGTAGGCAGGAACATGAAGCACTAGCTTTGCGGGGTAATCCATCTGCGGTGTTTTTGAGGGCTCTTCGCAAGTATGGATTTGATGCTTTCAAGTGGCGGGTGCTAGTAATAGAAGATAACGATGACGATCTCAATGAGTCAGAGCGGGTTTGCATTAAGGCATTGAAAACCAGAGTTCCGGGTGGATACAACTTGACGGATGGTGGTGATGGCGGACAAGGGTATAAACATACGAAAGAATCAAGGGATAAGATCAGTAAAGCCTGCATAGGCAAGCCGGCACCTAACAAAGGTATTCCCCATACAAGAGAAACAAAGAAGAAGATTAGTGAAGCTGCCAAGGGACGAGTTGCTTGGAACAAGGGTGTACCTTCTGGGGAAACTACTGTGCCAAAAGGATGCTCATTCAAAGGAAGAAAACATACGGATGAAGCGAAAGCAAAAATGAAAATTGGTTGTGCTAAGCGGCCCAAACCATCCTCCGAAGCTATTATGAAGACGAAGACAACGAAACGTGTGAAGTTTTGGATTAAACGGTTGCAGAAGAAATGGCAAACCATGCAACACGAGGGGAGGGTTCTGTGGGGTTAGAGCTCGCAAAAGCATTCATAGTCATCCGTGCGGACATGTCGAAGCTGACCAGTGATTTGGGCAGGGCCAAAACGAAGGTCACTGGTGCTCTCGGTGGCGTTGCTGCTACGGCAGGCGGCGTGGTTGCTGCTGCTGGTATCCAGAGATTAGGCAGGGCTATGATGTCTGCTGTAGACGACGCCATGTCGTTTGAAAAGACCATGATCGACGTTCGGTCCAACGCTCGTTTGTTGGGAGATGAGGGGGCGGCAGCTTTCAGGATGTTGGAGAAGACGGCACGTAAGATGGGTGCAACTACGATGTTCTCAGCTAATGAGGCCGCCTCTGCATTGAATCAGTTGGTGCTGGGTGGCCTAAATGCCACGCAGGCTGCGACATCCCTTAAAGGTGTTCTGGATTTGGCCGCATCTGCGAATCTGGAGTTGGCCGAGGCCGCGAAAATCGTCGTGACCAATATGGTGAAATACAACATTGCTGCCAACGAAACTGGTAAGATCGGTGACTTTTTGGCATCAGCCCAAAGTCGAGCTTCAGTCACTGCCAGGTCCCTGGATGTAGGGTTGACCACGTTGGGGGCGTCAGCCTCGTCGATGGGTGTCGAATTTCGACAAGTTGTGGCAGTCCTTACTGGGTTTGGCAAGGCAGGTGTCCCGATGTCTGTTGCCGGAACTTCGATAAAAACGGCACTCGGACGAATTGCCGCCCAATCCCCTGAAGTGGCACGGGTTTTGGATGATATGGGGGTATCTATCCAGGATTTTGTGACAGACAATGGATTGGACCTGATATCGTTGTTCGAGGACATTGCGGACAAGTTTCCTACGGGTGTTTGGGAATCGGGGGCAGCGTCGGTGGCCTTGTTTGGGGCGAAAGGTACCCAGATTGTCGGTGTCTTGCAACAGATGAAAGGCGAAGGAAACTTCGTTCGTGAAACATACGATCAGATGGGGAAGGATATTGGCAGGTCCGGTGTAATAGCCGCCGCCAAGATGGAAACTTTTTGGGGGTCGGTAAAGAAGGTGCGATCGGCTCTTGGGGAGTTGGCCATCGCTGGGCTCACCCCGGTACTGGACGCATTGAAACCTATATTGGAAATAGTTGTTTTTTTGGTTGGTGGGTTAGCGAAGTTTGCTAGATACCTCAAAGCCTTCACGCCGTTGATGTCAGCCGTGTTTTCAATAATGTTATTGTTGGTAGGAGCGGCATTGGCTTGGGCTCTTGCATTGAAAATGGTTGCATTGACGACGGTATTTATTACGGCAATGTCCGGACCGGCGGGATGGGCAGCGTTGGCTGTGGGATTGGGTTTAGTGACAGCGGCCGCTATTGGTTTGAATGCTGAAATGGATGATACGAAAGAAAAAGTGGAGGAGCTTTTAGATAAATCAAAGGGAACAGCTGTAGATAGGGATGATCCCAATTCAGTATTGAAATCTTCTGATAAGATGATAAAGGAAACGGAGCATAAGATAGGTGAATTGGAACAGCAAATCAATACAATGTTAGACAGTGGGTTGGGCGGCCCATTAGTTGCTGGTCATATTGTTATATTAGATGCTGAGATAAAAGCACTGAAAGGGCTTAAAGATTCAATGAAGGAAACGGCCAAGGCAGCCACAACAGGAAAAGGGCCAGATGCAGAAGACATTGTTCCAGATTCCGAAGACGCCACCTCAGCAATGGCCGATTTGGATGAGGAGATATATCGAATACGGAACAATCTTACCGATGCCCAGATTGATGTTCGTGATTTCATGCAATCCTTTACACCTTCTGATGAGCAAATGAGGAAGTTTAAGTTGATGCGAAAGGAATTGGAAAAGGTGAAGAAGGCAACCGAAGCCAAAACCAAGTTCAAGGAGGCGGGAGAGGCGTTTGCAAAGTCGATGCAAGAAGAGGGCGAACGAATGCGGAAGGCCATGCGAACGCCAGCCGAGAGTCTGCGTGATGAAATTGCTCGGGTGCAGGAATTGTTGAGTGCCAGTGTGATCTCCCAAGAGACGGCAGGAAGGAAAATAGAGCAACTTCGGGAAAAGGGGATGGAGGACAGAGCAGGTGGGCAACGGTTTGGTTTTCGGGAAATGGGCAAACACATTCAGGACATGGTGTCAAAAAAGGGACATCAATTGGATCAGAAACGAAACCAGCTGTTGGAAAAACAAATTGCTGTCCAGCAGGACATTGTCAAAGCTGTAGCAGGACCAGGCAATCGGTGGGAGGCTTGAAATGGAAGATGTGAATGATTGGCGTTTAAGCACTGACAAGGGTATCCCATATCGATTGTTCGAGGACAGCCCTGGTGGAAGCTTTTCAGAAGAAAGTAGTGATGCCACTGAGATATATATCATACAAACATCTCGTTTAGATGATTTCATTTCGGAGTCATTTCCAGATCCGGCAGTTGTACTTGGGGAAGGATGGCTTTTCCAAAAGAAGCGGAAAATGCCAGGGCCCAATTTGCTATATACGTCCAAGGTGAGCTATGACGCATTTCCAAAAGGCAAACCACTCGATCCTTGGGAAAATGATGAGGATGCTCCGTCTGATACTTATGCTGAGTTTGTCAAGGTAACAATCAATTACGCCACCGACAAGGATCAAGGGAATAAGGAAGACAACGATCCAGATAATGAAGACAACGAAGATTTTTTCCAGGTATCAGCTCAAGCATCAGGGGAGTTTTTTACATTACCCACAAGAGGTTTGAAGTGGGAGATAAGTAAAAATGATCGTTCAAAAGATGTAGATATAAAAGATCCATTAGTACCTAATTCCATAATCATACCAGAAGTTGAATATACGGTAACTTACCCATCCCTGACTCCTTGGATGGCAAAGGTATTGGTACATCGATACCGCCGTTGCATGGGAGCTGTCAACAATAAACCGTTAGCAGTGTTTCAGAATGCTCCGGCAGAGACGATTCTTTGCTTAGGATTTTCATACAACTATAAAAACACTTGGCGTAAAGGCGACGTAAAGATAGATTTTGAAGGCCGTTTTTGGGAGAAGTCACCAGAGCCAGGTATTGGTCACAATCATGTTTGGCGTGCAGGTCATGGTTGGACTAGGATTAGAAAGCCCAATGAAAAACTTATTCACAGAATAGGTTCATTTGTACCCTTGTTCTTTTCTGGTCCGGTTCCTGATGACCCGAAACCAGAAAGAGCAGAAGACCATATTGATTGGGAAGCACTTGCCCTTGATACTGATGAAATCTGGGGTGATACTGGATGATAGTAAAACAAATTAACCACAAGAACAGAGATGCCTGACTGGAAACCAGTACGAAAAGGCGATCTAATTAGATACTCTGTTCGTGACGAGAACAAGTTGCGTCAACGGGCTTTTCGTCCCATGTCCGTGTCTTCTTATTCATCCGGCATACAGACTCCGAATCTGAAAGCTCTGAATCCTGAAGCACCTCACAGAGAATAT